ATGAACGCTCCACCAATTTCTGCGATGCCCTGCGGCAAGAACGAAAGATCGTTCTCACGAGTAAATACGCCGGGGGAAATAAATCTCTCTGCCATTTTGTATCTCCGTTATGTTATTCTTTTTCAGAAGTAAACGCGCCTGTTTCTACATCCAATGTGCCGATTCCGTATTTCGCATTCAGCCCACGAATAAATTTCTCTTGAAAATCATTGAGCTGATCGAACTGCGTTTCCAATTCTGCTTTCTCTTGCTCGATCATCCGATGTGTAAATGCTAACTGGCCATACTTCTGCGTCAGCTCTGCAAAGCGTTGTCGAAGCGTGATTGTCTGTTGTAGCTCCTCTTCTGTGACCTTTATTGCTTCTGTCATAATAACCTCTATTAGATAGACCGACTCAAAAATAAATAGGTGATAAAAACCTCAAACACTGCTCTCCACGATACTTAGACTAACCCCGAGCCGGACCCCGCGTTGGGCCATTCTTCTCTCACCGTTGAACCGCCTCTAAACGTCGATCCTTCAACCTCTTGAAAGATAACAACCTTCTTTCGGCTATATCGGAGCTGATCGGTTGCTTGAATACCCTTGTCCAGATGCATCATTGTTTCCGGCAAGAGATACGCGGACACTTTCATTTGAAAAGTAGTGCGAATCACACGATCTCCCTCACTAGGAATATCAGTTTCCGTCGTATAATCCTCAACTTTGACACGAAACTTGAAATTTTCACGGTCTCCCCAGTATTCGTCCATTTCAAAATTGACCATTTCGAGCACATCATTCATCTGCTCAACATAATCTGTCCAGACAAGAAAATCATATGCCAAATCTACATAGTCAGGCATCTTCACCGACACCAGTTCTCGGGACGGAACAATGCGATTGAGAACTGCAAACTTGTCATAGGTGTTATAGCGGTTCCACCCCGTCACGAACGTGCGATCCACATACTTGTTGACGGGGTTGGTGAGCGCATTGCGTTTTATGCTCGTGCGGCGAAACAGAATGATGGGCACTTGCAATTTCCCATTCTTGTCTCGAATATAGCCATCTTTTCGGGCTTGCTTCCAGCGTTCTGCATTGGCATACTCAATCGGCACGATGATTTGTTGCCCATTGGACACGATAACAGGCCGAACATGATTACGAAGGTGCAGCATAATAGCCGTGTCGATGCGCTTCAATGTGATACTGAGTTGCGAGCCGTGGCGTTCGGTGCGAACGGTATCGTCACCTCGATTATTGCCGTCGAACTCTACACGAACATCACGTTCGTAACCTTGCTCGTATTGGCCGGCCGCGGCGGCAGGCACAACTCCTGCCATCGCCGGCATGATGATCTCCCGTGGTGGGCCCGTGTTCAAGTCAATGAAGAATATACTCATTAAGTTATTTCACGCCACGATATTTCTGCATACAAATTTGGCGTGGCGGTGACTCCACGGCCGACGATGACCAGTTCATCTCGCGTGCCGTCAAGATTATGAGACAGCACCAAATCTTCTTGTAGGCCGAGAAGGGCAGACATGATTTCTCGCGTGGCCGACGTGCCGTAGCCTGAAGCAAGAATGTAGCCACCAGTGGCGGCGCCGCTGCGAGACACGTTATACTCCACCGTGCTGTTAGGAATATCAATCCAGCTGCCTGTATCGGCGAAGGTTGGATTATACAACAGTTGCCACATCCAAACTGCGGTGGCGTCGGCCGCTACGATATTCACATCCGCTTCAGTCACATGCGAACCTGTTGCATCAGCCTTCAACCGAATGCTAATGAGCGGGGTAAATACTGCTGTACTGACATTTGCTCTTGCCGTCGTACCCACATTAGCGGAGCGACGGACGCCTTTTGCTTCAAAGCCTCCCTCAGAACGAACGCTATAACAGATTTGCTCCATTGAGGAGGTGACCGCAACTCCAGCGAGGTTCGTCAGCTCATAGCGGATTGGAAGGTCAGGCGTACGCATATAGACATGCTCATCCACACCTGCGTTGTAGAGTTCATGCACATAGACGAGCGAAGAACTGTGATACAATCCAAACCGGACGATGCCGGCGCCCAGCCATTGAAAGTCGATGTAGTAAATCTGCACTTTTGACCAATCGGCAATCATGCCCGATGGACCGGTCCCATCCACGCGATCCAGGTTCCAGGCCGATTGCGAGATTTGGATATCGCCGGATTCCAAGCTGCTGCGACGAACCACGTTGATGTTCGTGCCATCGGCTTCGAAGAACAACCCATTGCGCGCATTGAAATAACCAAAGCGTTGACGGACATTGGACAGCAGCGGCGCAAAGCGACTGGTGAAGGTTATGGCGTGCGACTTGCCCGGCTGATAGACGTGATGCTTCTTGCTTTGATAGACGATAGCGTCGCCATTGCTCATTCCCACACTAAGAATCGTGGATGAACGGGACATATCATGTGAAGAGGTGCCGGCGCCCACAGAGGAACTCGTCCACAGCAAATCGCAGTGATGATGATACACTTGCTTGAAGTCACCAATGCTGAAGTTGTTTGAGACGCGGAGACGACCGAATGCATCAACCGTGGTGCCATCAAAGACATTGATGGAAACCGGTAGTGGCGTATGGGGGGCGACCATTGATGCGGTGCCATTCGCACCAAACTCTAGCTTTACGAGTTGATGTTGAACATCAGCAACGTCATCCGTTGCGATGATTTTGCCGCCTGTTCCGGGATTGAGTTCTACATTATCCGACATATTATTACCCCTTACTCAATAGTATCTTGTGTGAGATGCGTGCGTTCGTCGAGTTGTAGTGCTGATTTGCGCGTCAAATGACACATACAAACGATAGACCAGTTGAAGAACGGTTGGTCAACGAGTAGTTGATTTTCACTTGCATTGTCAATTTCCCAATAAGAACCATCATATTCAATGATATCGCCGGCTTCGGGATAGATGTCTTTCTCATTCAATCGTTGTCGTGAGAATGAGAAGATTGCGCTCTGATTCACATCCAGAACATGTCCTTCACTCGTTGGTGTTTTGTCAGAACGTTTGATGAGCGCAGAAATCTGCACACCAACATGATAGGTTTTCAATGGTGCCTCGCCATAAATGTTGGTGGGCGATTCGACCGTGATCAACTTATAAACGATGACCGGGGTTTCAATAACCTCGTCAATAAGTTCAGTGTTGATATGCCGAAAGAAGTCTACGTCTCGTTCCCCAACAAATCGTGGCATTAAATTCCTTTGCCTGACTCAATCGCCGCACGAAATCGTTCTTCATCAAATCGTGGATTCTGTGTTTTGGCAAGAACGATTGCGAATCGAGTGAGAACGTCTTGGTGTTGTGGCGCCGCCTTGCGAATCTCTTGTGCCATAAGAACAAAATCTTTTCGGGTGAGTTCTTCGTTAATAACACTTTCTTGGTGAACGCCGGGTCGTTGATCATGCACGCGACGTGCATACCGATCACGTTCTGCTTTGAAGTCCGCAATTGCTTTATCCATCGCGGTGTGAAAATTAGTGCCATGACGTATATTATACTCAGCATTATTCCAAATGATAGCAGCTGCTATATCATCAATATCGCCGCGCTTTGCGTAGCTAGTCAAAAAAGTTTTCAAGTCATTGATATTTTGAAGAACTGGGCGGCCGCCTGTCCACGGACTGGCTCCCTGCTCACGTAGTTCATGTGCAATGACTTCTCTAATCAATTCTCGTAGTTGTGATTTTTTCATGGTTTGTCTTCCTCTATAATCAATCGATTCTTTTGCTACATGTTTCATGTATTCGTCCCACGAATCATAGCCGGCACGTTTTGCCGTTTCTTTTCTATGGAGATCGGCCTTTGCTTGAGTAATAGATTGTGCTAGCCCAACAACATTCATATGATAATCACCAGGCCTCGTTCCCATTGGAATGAACGGAGCAACACCGCCACGGCGGGCCGGGGCGCCTTGCTTCTTCATATCTGCTAGCTGTTTCTCCATATTGGCAATGATGCGTTTATGCTGCTCTACAGACATGCCATCCCACTGCTTTGCCTCATTAACTCGTTTCTTCATAGGAGTTATCCTATATACACAAAAAGTGGCACTTTAGACAGTATAGACTTCTTGTTCTCTTCATTAGCCTTTTGCTTTTCTAACTGCTTGGCTTGACCGGCTTCTTCGAGCGACTCCCGCAGCAACGTGATGAGCTTGTCCTTTTCGGCCACAGCCTGTTCTCGGAGTGCTGGGCCGTCTAGCGTAACTTCGGAGTTGGGAATAGGAATGGTGGCAAACTTACTACGAATCCCGCCCAAGACTTCTTTGGAACACGCCAATGCATACTGGAAAATCCAGCGGCGGCCCATGTCATTGACCTCAGAATAGACGAAGTTGTCATACGGAACATTGGCATAGTCTGCAATAACATCATCTTGGAACGTGCTACCCGAAGCAAACCGATCCTCTCGAACGGTGTAATGGAAATACAACCGATAGTCAGCAGTCGGCGTCGGGAACAAACGAATGCGGTTATTGATAAGCTCAAAACTGAAGTCACTGCGTCGAATCATGTCGTTGAACTGAATGGCTTGAACTCGGAGAATGTCCTCGTATGCGGGAAGCAATACGAAGTTGATTGCTGGGGAGAGTCGGTCAAATCCAAACTCGGTCAGCAACGAGTTGATGCTTCCACCCGAGACGCCCGGAACGTTAAAGCCTGCGCCGCCTGGGCCTAAGCCACCATATGCGCCATACACACGCTGAATGGGCGGAAGCACATTGTGAAATACTCGGCGAATCTCTAAGCGGTGACCACTCTCTTGTGTATCACCCCATAGTGCTTGTAGGTCATATTCTGCTTGATCAGCAGCGACTTGAATGGAGCCGGTTTTCCATGAGACATTACCACCAGCCCCTACTTCGGTGCCGTAGTCCTCAGAAATGATAGTGATGCGAGG